TTCACCATAACGTGCATACTCTAAACCGAACAAAGCGTTCAAGCCTGGGAGCAGCTCTTTCAATAGTTGTGCGCGTGAAATAGCCATTTGTTAGCTCCTTAATTAAACGCCAGTAGCATTAAAGTATGAATGGTAACCAAAGTTCCATTGTACTAATGCTTCAGGGAAACCGACAAAACTGTATGTCGAACCAGACGCTGTTGTACCGATAGCGTTAGCTACAGTGACAGACGTACCACTTACTTGAGTTACATAGTTGTAATTACCTTGAGCACTGTTAGTCGCTCCAGATGCAGTACAAATGACTTGCATACCAGGTTGAATAGCAGAGTTGGCAGATGACAACGTAATGGTAGAGCTCGATGATGAACCAGTTGCTTGAACCACAACTTGTGTATCAGTTACTGTTTGGATGATGCGGAAAGCGCCACCGCTAGTATTGCGAGTATTACCTTGAGTTGTACCACCAGCAAGGAAAGTACCAGTCAAACCCATACCAGAGTCACCAGTAGTAGTGTTGCCAGAAGCAGAACCACCATTAGAACCATTGGTAATCAAGAGAGCATTTGTACCCACGAAAGCTTCACTGATATAACCAACGGCCGTACCAGGTGTGTTGCTAACTGAGCTAGTGCTTTGAGTTTGGAATGCTGCTTTGAAGACAACTTGAGGATCATCAACGATGTAAGCAACTGCATAGTTCGACACTGTACTGGCAGGCCAGTATTGTGAACGAATAATTTGGCCTGAAGAGTTGGTGTATTCACAACCAACAAACACGCCAATAGTACCGTTAACAGGAGAAGTTGCTGCGCCCAAAGTAGTTACTGCAAGAGTACCACCTGAGAGCTGAACTACGTCACCGTTAAAAAAGTTGTAACCATAACCAGAAGAAATAGGAACCATACGAGTAGAACCCGCAAACACCCTACCTCCAGTTAAGCTTACTGGTTTTAAGCCGTACACGGCTGAAACGACAGGATAAGCCATTTTGAACTCCAAAAGTTTTAGACAGAACCTCTGCCAAATGTAGTCGTAGACTTCCTCTCATTGAAGATCGGCATTCTAGGATCACTCTGGCGCATAAGATTGTTATCTACTGCATCTGTTTGTTGACGGGTAACATTGGCATAGTATGCCTTTTCTTGTTGCCCCATCTCCTCTGGACGCTTGCAAAGTAACAATCCGCCAATCAAGATGTTGTCTTTATAACGTCCATCAGGATCAGCTAACAATTTCATATGCGGCTGCTCTTCAATTCTGACTGCCTCCCAACCTTCTCTGTATGAGGAAGAAATATTCCTCTGGTCAGGTTCATTCAAAATCGAAACCCGCTTCCAGTGATATTCATAACCAGCTTCCTTGATCGGCTCTGGAAGAGTTTCAGGCGGCCTCCATTGTTGGGGACGGGCGCTTTTCTCTCTATTACTTAATTCACGGGGTACTCTGTTCTCAGCCATTATTGATTCTCCAAGTTACGTTTAGCATCAGCATATTGTTGTGGGGTTAAACCTAGTTTCTTGGCTATTGCCATTTCACTCTGTTTCATTTTGACCACTTTCGAAGCGGTGCTTCTAGTCGCGGGGGCCACAACAGTGCTCGGTTTTGTACGAGTTTCGCTTTTCTCTTCAACTGGTTCATCAAAACTTTCTGGGAACCGCCTACGCATTGTCTTGTCTAACGTTGAGTAGTATGCTTCAGAGCCAACTGCCACACCTTGCCTCTCTAGTTTCCTATGAAGGCCAAGAGCTGCTGCTGTCATTTCCTCGTCTTGTCCGAACCAAGGATTTCGTTCCTGCCATTCCTGCGCTTTTCTGTCAGCACGGGGAGCTTGAACTTGCTCTTGTTGCGTTTGTACCTCAAATTTTTCCTCCTGTAAAGGGGGCATTTTGAAGCTTTGCGCTTGCAAAAGGCGCAAATTCGCTTGTTGCATCTTGTTTTGAGCTTCAACAATAGCGTCTGTATCACCAGACTCATATGCCTGTTTATAGGCATTTTTTGCCATCTGAAGCTCAAGATTTGCTGCATTATTGAGGGTATTTGCGTACTCTTGACCCCCAGATTGCAACATTCCCTTGATGCGTTTGTTCTCTTCTAGCAAACGTTGCGCTAAAGTGACGGCCTGCTGTTGCTCTCGCTGTGCGGCTTCCTTCTCTCTACGCTCGTCATGCCACACTCGCTTCATTTGAATGAGCTTGTCTTTGGCATCTTTGCTATATTTGTCGAGATCATCTGTCTCGACTTCAAGATTCTTGACAAATTCTTGCGGAACGGGCTTGCGGCCACGGTCTTCTGGAGGAGTATCGTCCTCAATTTCAATTTCAACGGATGATGAGTCCGACTCATCATTCACTTTAGTATTACTTTCTTCAAGTTCATCTGGAAACTTGAAGTCAAATTTATCATTTTCAGCCATGTTCAGCTCCTTAGTTTGAACGCTTGATGCCGCGTGGATCGTCTACCACCGCTTCAACCGTGTCATCGTTGATCATTCTGAATTCTCTACCATGAATCAGCAATCGTGAGCCCGAATTCGGTCTAACAATCACAAAATCACCCTTTTTACACCACGGACCACTAGGGAAACGTGCAGTATCGGAGTAACAATCAGGGCCAAGATCGACAACGAAAAGGACTGTAGCCAGTTTCTCTTCAAAGTTGACTGTCGAATCGGCTTTAACAATGCCGCTTTCGAACTCTTTTTCAACCTCAGGGATAGCGCAAAGAATGCGATAACCACTTGGCTTGGGTAGTTGTGTAGCCTTCTCTTCAGCAGGTACATTTAATAGTGCGGATAAGTCCACCGCTTGGGTTAAATCAACATCATTCATCGTCCGAATGCTCCATTTTCTTTTTCAAGTCTAATATGTTTTGTCGTGCGACCAGCAGACCTCGTATCTCGCCGCACAAATTTAAATACTCAGAATAGTCTTTGGCTTGCCCGCTAGCTAACCAATCCTTGAGCATTACTACATTTGATTCCAGTTGTTGTACCAGAACATCTGATGCATCCATCACTCTCCTTTAGGTTTCTTACTTGCCATTCGCTCTTGATGTTTGACCTGCATGATTGACTTCATGCCGTCTGCAACAAGCTCGTCCTTAGCCCGAGTATCAGCAGTTCTGTCTGCTAAATACTGCTTGGCCATCTCAACACCATGAGCAACCGAATCGGAATGCTTTTTGGTCTTGATCTCTGCCACCTTGGAAGCTGCTTCCATGTGTATCTTTTTCTCACCTATTTCATTAGCTTGTTGTCCAAGCATATGTTTAGATGCCGTTTGCGCCATTGCAATTTGTTGCTTAGATTGGTTTTGCGCCATAGCCACTTGTTGTTGTGACTGAATACGCATCTGCTCAATCTGCAACTGCTGCTGCTTGATCTGCAACTGCATTGCATCCATCTGGGCTTTCTGCTGTTGGGCTTGAGCCTTAAGCTGCAACTCTTGTTGTTGCATCTGAATAATTGGATCTTGCGCTTGTTGTTGAGCTTGTTGTTGTGCTGCTTGACCTTGAGATTGTTGTAACAATCTTTGAGCCGCCTGAGCAAGCAACGGAGCCAATTGAGCTTCCACCTTGGGATCCATCTTTTCCTGTTCGCCAGACTCGTCTGTCTGTGGAGGTAATGCAAATCCTAGTTGTTGCTCAATCTGCACCCTATACTCAAAGCCAATGTGCTCATTAATATGAGCCATAAGTGCTTGAGTAATAAGAGGAGCTTGTGGGTTACTCTGCAATAATTGTTGGGTTTTTGGATCCTGCATTGCAGACATATGGACTGTAATGTGCGCCTGATGATCCTGATAAGAAAAAGCTTTAAGCGGTTTCATTACCAAAGCGTTTTGATTCTCCGTGACTGGATCAGTCGGAGCTTGGTCTTCAGCCATAGGAATCAGCTTGTTAACATCCTTAATACCTAAAACATCAAGCATCTGCTTATGCAATAGGGGCATGTTATATAGCTGAGGAGCCTGTGAAGCTAACTGTAAAACCGCCTGATATTGAACAATCTTCTGCGCCATCGTGGACGCATTAGGATCAGCTACTGGGATTACATCGACATTGTGATAGTCAGATTTCTTGGCTTTTCTACTACCTTCTTCAGGATCATAGTCGTAATCTTCAGGCGTATAGTCAGCAATGATCTCCTTCAAAAGACCCAACTCTTGCTGCATCGAATAGTAAATTCGAGCCTGAATAGCAGTCGTTACCTTTAGCGTTCTCTCCAAAATAGCCAAAGTCGTACCAACTGGAGACTGTCCAGACATATCACTAATCTGCAAGTCAGCCGTATTAGCAAAGCGTCTTCCGTCTTCAACGATCTGATTCAACAAAGCCATCAATACTTGGCTAGGTTCCTTATAAGGCAACGGCAATAAGTTGTCTTTAATAGATCCGCTAGGAACGTCAACGTCCCTGAACTCTCCAGGTGCAATCGGTGTATCGTCACCTTTCACCCTCAAGCCACGAGTCTTGAATCCACCAGGCAAGTTACTCAGCGTACCCGCATCAACCAACTGTCTAATTAAAGACGTACCAGACTTGGCAAAAGCTCCAATTAAATGGATCAAACCAAAGTGATAGAAACCAAATCCAGGTACATATCCATAGTGGACAAAATGCTGTCTCTTGGCCTTAGTCGGATCATCTGGTGACCAGTTTCTCCTTACCGCCAATACGCTTGTAGTACCTTTTTCAATCGTAACTATATAAGGCAAAGCAATGCCAGTCGGCTCACCATGCTTATCTACATCTTCAAATCCAGGTAAATCCAAGTCCACATGGATCTCTAATACCTTGTATCTATCGTCCGAAGTAGCTCTAAAGCCAAGCTTTTCAGCAATCTTCTTCTCGACTTCATCTAATATATTATCTGGGTGACCGAGATCTACATCTCTATAGAAACCAGCAACCTGTAATCTTCTCAACTCATTTTCCGTCTTCCTCATCACATGAGTAATACGGGGAGCACTCTCTAAACTACTGGCTCCATAAGGAACAACCACATCCTCGGCAGGAGCAAACATCGACACCTGTCTTCTCATATGGGGATCGTAATACACTTTCTTAAATGCATTACCCGCTAACCCTAGGCCCCACAACATCCTCTCATGCTCAGGACGGTACTCTTTCATAACGTCCATCAACTGATAGTTCATGTCATTCTGAACTCGCTCAGCAGCTTCCTTCTTAGCCTGAGTCTCTTTCCCAACGATCTGAGTCTTTACTGGCCCAGCCGCAGGAAACGTACTCATCATTGTTTCAGCTTGGAATTTGACCAAAGCCTCAGCCAACAACGGGTGAAACACTCCACATGCTCCCTCCCAAGGCTCCGTCCTCTCCTCAATCTTCAATCCCAACAACTCTAGTCCATCGACATAAGTCTGCATCCATTCTTTTCTAGACGCCAAGTCAGAATCAAAATCCCCAATCAATTCTGTCGCAATACTCAATAACTCCTGCTCTCCAATGAAGTCAGCTAAGTTATCGTCAAAAGCAATATCGTGATCCTTGCCCATTTCAATATCCAACCCATCAGCGTGAATGCTCACACTCTCAGGATCTTCTATCTCTATCTCTATTTCTGGGCCATCGTTTAATAAATCTTCCAGTCCACTAGGAGCCCGATTAAGTGCTTTTTCCAACATAATTAATCCTTATTTTTTGCAGTTCCAGTCGTGTTATGACTCTTATCATCCCAGTCATAACCCACTGATGTAGGTTCCCCTTTTAACCATTTCTGTATGGATAAAAAGCAACCCCCTCGTTCCCCAAATTTCCCACCGTGCCATGCAGTCGGCAACACCCTTATCGTATCACCAAGTGACGTCTGAGAAAACACCTGATCGTCACAACTAAACTCAATGTCCCCCGTCATAAACACTTCAAACGAATCTACATTTGGGTGTATATGCGGCTCAATCACAGAATTAGGCTTTACAGTAAACAATTGCACCTGATAAGGCGCATCCCTAAACAACACCACGCCATGAAGATTCCCCGAATAATCCAATCCCATTTCCATAGGACTATTGATCGGTCGATGCGCCATCCAATAATTCATAAACTTTTCTAAATCATCCATTAGTAATATGGAACCTTTCTTCTAAAGTGTCTTGGCTCATCTTCTTCATCTGTATCCAACCTCAAAAACCCACCAGCCCTAAACCGAATCAAAGCCTGCGTACTGCTATCCACCAAGTCATCATGCTCACTATTTGGAAAACTGGCCATCTGCTCAACAACCTCATCCGCCCACCTCGTCTCAGGACACCACACCTTCCCCGACCTGAACAAGTCCGTCACAGAATTCAACCTGACAAACTTATCATTCCCCCTCGTAGGAGTAAACTCACTCACAGGTATCCCCATCCTCCTCAACTCAAAGATCAACGGACTACCCGCAGCTTTTGCCTCAATGATAAAAGCATCAGGACTCCACTCCCGATAATAACTATAAGCCGCTTCCTTCAGCTCAGGAAACTCCATCCTCCTTTGCACCGCATCCAACAAAATCACGTTCACATCATTGGGGTCTTCATTCAAATTAAACACCCCCCATGTCGTACACGCACTATAGTCAGACCTCTCATTCTTCGTAAAAGCCGTATCCCATGACTGAATAATAAAACTGCAAGGAGGCGGTCTATCTTCCTTCCATCTCCTCCACCACTCCCTCTTAACCAACGCCCCCTCTTCACCAGTCGGCCTTTGCTGATATTGAGCATTCCACTTAGATATTGGCAACTCATCCCTCAGCGCACTCAGCTCATCCAAACTCCAAAACTCTGGCCACAAAGGATTCCCATTCGGCATGATCGCAGGCAACTCAATCAGCTCCCACTGCTCACCCTTCTCCCTCTGTATCGCATCCCTCAATACCCGACCCGTTAAATCCCCATCCCCCCAACGGGTCATCACAATCACAATACTCCCACCTGGCTGTAAACGTTGCCGCGGCCCAGACGTATACCACTCATAAACCTTCGCATAAACATCAGGATTCCCCGCCGCCATAGCAGCTTCCTGTTCTGAATGCGGATCATCAATAATCAACAAATCCGCACCCTTACCCGTTACCGTACCCCCAACACCAATCGCAAAATATTCCCCATTCTTATTCGTACTCCACCTACCCGCCGCCTTACTATCCTGTCTCAAATTTACCTCTGGAAACACAGTCTTATACTGCTCACTCCCCACCAAGTTCCTAACCTTCCTACCAAACCCAACCGCTAACTCAGCAGTATTCGAACACTGAATCACCTTCTTACTAGGGTACTTACCCAAAAACCAACTAGGCAATAAATAACTCGCAAACTCACTCTTTGTATGACGAGGCGCCATATTGATAATCAACCGCTTACTCTCACCCCTCGCAATAGCCTCAAACTTTTTCGCCATCACCGAATGATGCCTACCCCCAACAAACCCAGGCCACATCATCTTCACATACGCCATAAAACTGTCCTGAGCCTCCTCCCTCAAGACACTCTCCTTCACCGCATACACCTTCTCCATGAATGCTTCATATTCATCCTTACTTAACTTCGATATCAATTCTTCTAAATTCAATCTTTCTTCCTCACAAACTTAATATATACCGGCCTTACACTCCGCCTATTCTTCATCCTCTTCACCGCACCTAACTTCTCCAGCCGATCAATGATCTTCTTCACCCCACTCACACCACTAACCCCCCGTATCTGCGCTATATCCCTATAACTAGGACTACACGCATACTTAACCCAATACCTCTCAATGATCTCATAAACCTCACTCTGCACTGGCGTCATATACCCCCCATCGTATGGAACCCACTACTTTTCATAGGGGGAGGGTTTTCCCTGGTGTATGTTGAGTCGGACTCATCATGCGAATTAGGGGGTGGGGGGTCACTTTGTAAATTTTGGGATAGGGTGTCTGGAATAGTATGTACCTCATTCAGGGACTCCTGAACGCTATTTGGGGGGGTCGGGGATGCGCCCTCGCTTGCTGCCACATCTTCGCCTGGGTAGCCCGTCAATTCTGAAAGTAGAGAATGAGCTTCAACATCGACAATATCATTAGAGCTATCCCTCTTGAGCAGTCGCTTGATCTCTTCGAGCAAATCGTCTTTAGCCATTGTTGAATGCTTAGCTTGTTTTTCTGTTGTTTGCTCTTTAAACATATCGACACCAGTAATGGAGCCAATTACACGAGACGCATTGATCTTGTCGGAATGCTTAGCTCCATCATCTAATAGAACTTGAGCCAAACTATCCACAACCAATGCCCTCAATTGTGGGGGCGCATAATACGCACTACGCTCTACCGCCAGTCTAACCCGTTCTATCTCTAGGGAAATTTTAGGCGTATTTGCCAACTTATGTGCATCTACACCTATTACGTTAGGATTTGCCTTAGTGTTATACGTCTTCCTATATGCATTGGCTTTGCTCTCCCCATTGATTACGATCTCTTTAACAAAGCGCTTTTGTTTTTCTGTTAATTGTCTCTCCGCCTTATTACTGATGATTGAGCTTATTGGTATTTGATCTAATGCTTCATTGATCTGGTCTTTTGTCATCTTATGCATAACTGCTCCGCTTCGCTTAATTGGGACAATTGTATGGTGAACAAACGATTAAAACAATACAGACCGCCCGATTTTGTATGTTGAGCCCGACTCATCATTCAATGCTGCAACTAAATGATTACATAGCCTGGTGAACTTAAAACGTTTTTCCCCTAGGGTTTTTAGTTGTTGACAATTGCAACGCATTGTAAGAATATCCATGCACTTGCAAATAACTGCAAGGGATTACAAGGAGAACCAATGAGAGATTATTTATATATCGGATCAGCACCACACGAAGAGGAATGCGCCCAAGTAGGACAAGCAGACTATTCAATTAAAGCAAAAGCAGAATGCAAACGCTTTGCCGAGCAAATTGACCGCCATTACCCATTACCCGATAACGCATCAATGGGTTATCTCAAAATCAAAGCAAACTACCACGATTTTGGAACTTACTACGAAGTTGTTGCAGTATTTGATGATGAATGCGAACTCAGCACCAATTGGGCTTTCTCCATTGAGGCAGATGAGCTTGGAGTATTAAGCAATTGGGACGAACTCGAAACAAACTAAAGAAAGAAAACAAATGTTAACCCTATCCATGAAAACACCCAGTAACTATTTCACACCAAAACAAGCACAGTTTATTGTCTATCAAAACAATGCTGACGAGCTTGATGGATGGACATATAAAGTAATTGATATAAGCAATTCTTTTGGGCTTGTAGCCATTCAAGTATTTGACGAAGAAGGTCAATTATTAGGTTATTTTTAAATCAATATGGAAAGCCTTTCTAGGCTTTTCGGATTGTTTTTACCACCACCACAAGGAGCTAAACCAATGAACGTGATCCAAGTAAGAATCGACAAGCACTATGGGCAAATTGTCCTATATCCACAATGTGCTAAATCCCATTTATTTTGTGCCATCGCCAAAACCAAAACCATCACATTAGAAATGGAAAAGCACATTAGACAATTGGGCTTTGACATTATAGAAAAAACACTTTCAAGGAGCTAAAACATGATTGATTTTGTAATTATCGTTTTATCAGTAGCTTGTCACTTGATTAGCGTTTACTTAGTGCTTAATGCTTTTCTACTGTTCGGGCTTTGCTTTCTCGGACTTGGGACATTAGGTTTTTTATCAGTATTTGAAGAGGAGCTATTCAGATGAGATACCTACAAGAATTCCCAGACTATCCCGAGCCACTCCCCCAAATTGATGGCTTTGAGGATATCTCATATAAAAACGATATATGCCCTTCATTGGGAAAACAAATAAAAGCCGATGTGTGGCTTACCCTCTTTTGCGACTACCCCAATTTTGAGGATAGAGAAACAGGAGGAAAACGCTACGCTTTTTTTGTTCAGGACGAAGGAGCAGACGATTACCTATTCACAACGGACGATCTCGAATCAATGAAACACTTTATCAATGGATTTTTGAAAGGAATTGAAAAATGATTACTTATGATTACAAACTAGCCGAGCATTGGATATGTCCCCTTATTTATGGGGACTGCTCAGGACTTGAAGACGAAGAAGAAAAACAACTCAATGATTTTCTCGCTTCACTTCCAAAACATTATTACTTTAAAGCACCAATGCACCACCATTGGGACGTACAAGAAGAAGAATGCGAATTCACAGAAGACGAGATATCGGGACTCATGGCGAATTGTGCAAGCGTTAAATTAATTTTTATCTAAAGGAACATAAACATGATCGCAATTCACACGAAATTTATTAAGCCTACTAATTCAAGAGGCGCTCGCATAAAAGCCTATACCGCCAATTGGGGAGACAGAAAAGGGTTTTCTGTAACTATTCCCTACCCATACGATCAAAGCTATCACTTGAGCCACTTTGAGGCAGTTAAAGAGCTTGTAAAAAAGCACAAACTTGAATGGAGCTTATCGGACATGAGATATGGGGACTCAGCCGATGGAAAGGGCTACTGCTTTTGTTTTAATCATTCAACTGTAGGAGAAAACCAATGATTGACCAACTATTAGAACTAATCCAAGAGACAGACCAAAAAAACCAACTAGCCATGCACTACATTGACAATGGAGAACCACAAAAGGCAATGCAAACACTTGCCCTCAATTACGATCTATTGGGGACAATCCACGATCTATTGAGAGAAATACAAAAAACCGAAAAATCATATTATTAAGGAGCTTAAAACATGGACGAAAGAACGCAATTCATTAGAGAACAAAAAAAGACTGAAGAACTCGCCAACAACGCATTGGACGAGGCAGTCTATTACATTCAGAGAAAATTGGGCATTGAATCGGGGGATTTTGCGTCCCACTTTTTTAGCGATGGGCTCGTTTTAAAAGAGCTTATCCGATACATTGAAGAAGAAAAACAAGAAGTTTAAAAGACCACTTTTTCATTTTTTGAATCACGCTTGTGTTGCGCCAGTAATGGCGCAGCATGAAAAAACTCGTCCGTTCACCAGGACTGCATTACTTTTTTTTTGGAGAAAAAAATGTTAATTGAAAATTCTAATAATTGGACTTCCAACCAAATATATCAGAGCTTTTACCCCTCTGATTCACAGTTGCCATTAGAGCTAATGGAGCACCTTTGCTCTGTTAATGATGTTCTTTTGACTGATAACGTGATTAATCTATTGCGCTCCGCTTATGCGGAAACAAAATACAGAGTCACGCTTGAGGGAGTCAGACTATGAAATACCCCGAAAGTATTTTAATAAATTTAGGCTTTAAATTCGAAAAGTGTTTGACAACAAACGATTCTCGGATTATTGCTAATGATATCCGAACTCTATTAAATGAACTGAGTCCCGAAGATCAAACGGAGGCTAGGAGATTAATAGAGGTCGGACGTAAAGAGGCTAGATTAAATTAACTACAAGGAGTGTAAAAATGGGATTCTTTTCTAAAACGTGCGCTAAAACGCATATGCCAATTGTCAGCAACTTGAGAGGCTATCCACGCTTTCACAACGTTGCAGCATTAAGACCAAATGGCGAAATCGTTAAAGGTGTTTACGATGGATATGGACGAGTCAATGATGTTGAATTAACTGATGATTGGGACGATGTTAAATTGGTTTTACTATCCAATTATGACAATGAAACATTCCATGATCTCGGAAAATCTAAAACTGAATTGGGTCAGGGATGGTTTATGGACGATCAATTTTTGCTTTTTTGCTCGCTCAAGGATAGCTTTAAATCTTACGCTGAATACAAAAAGTATTTTAAAAAATACGCTAACTGGCTTTGAAAGGATTGAAATGAAACATCTATATGTATTGGTCGAAGAGGTAGACGTAATCGCAGTATTCACAGACCGAAAAAAAGCGGAAGAGTACGCAAAGATTAACGGCTTGAGAAATTACTACATTCAACAAACACAATTAAAGGATTAAAAAATGATGCTCAACATTGGCGCTATCAGACGATGCCTAGAACTTTACAAGTATCACCTTTGCCATTGCAAGGATGAAGACGATATATATGGTGATGAAAACTACAATGAGGCTACCCGAACCCTCATGGAATTCGAGCTTATGCTCATTGAAAAGGTCAGACAAACGCATTCAGTAGACCAATTAAAAGCCCGAATAAAAGATATAAAAATAGCTGAGATCAGGGAAAAAATGAAAAGGAGCACATTCGAAAATGTAATGGGTGAACTATTGGAAGAGGGCTTTTTCCCTCTATCCGAAGAATGCGAAACCTATATGAGTGAACAAGTCGGGTCTGCTGACATTGTGATACTGCCATGAGGTCGCAGCAACAAAGAGAAAATCAGGTCAAACAAGGGACAGATTTTCTCGCTTGTGTCACGCTTTGGCTACTAATTTATTTTGGTTTAATAGCTTTACAATCCCTTGCGAAAATTTGAACAACCCTAGGCGAAGATGGTAATCATTTCCATCCTCGCCTTTTTTATCGCTTATCCAATAAGGCAAACCTGTTTGTACTGCTGCCTTCTCCCCTGTTTCGCTCTCATCGTTATCCGCTATTACGATTCCTGAGTCACACTTACTCGCTAACTTCACCAGATTGTTTGCTGAAAAACAAACATGAATCCGATATCTAACCTTGTGGTTTTTCAAAGCTAGCCTCACGCTTAACGCAGTAGCGTAACCCTCGCAAAAAATATCCACTCCATGATTATCAATAATGAACTCAGCTTCACTACTCTTTTGGCCATATAGAAACTTTTTCTCCCCATTGACGTTAATCATTTGACAACCGACCAAATGCTCGCCAACACGCATTGGAATAATAAGCATTGGCCCATCTTGATGCTCGAAAACGTAGCCTGATTCACCCTCGAAACCTTTCTTTCTAAGGTATGGATGGTGTGCGAACGTGCAATTTTTAAGGATGTGTGCAGCCTTATCAGACGCTTGCTTTTGTAACTGCAAAATACGCTCTGATTCACGCTTAGCCATTTCCCTATACTTCACTTGATCCAAGTATGAAATTGAATCAGGCTTCCAAGTAATGATCTTGTCGTGAACTGCATGATTCTGAACGAACGCATGAGTACCCATGTACTTAACTGCCCCATTCTTTGACCTTGGATGATCCTCCGTTGGATACCTTTTCCATATGCCAATCGGAGGATATGAATCAATTAATATCCCTTGATCTCTACAAAAATCTATTAAATCCATTAACGTGCCTTCTTCATTTGTCTGATGTAACGTCTGATGCCTTGGTCAACAAACTTAACCACTTCTGCGCTTGGAGTAGCCTCAACACTAGCCAAACCCTTGGGCCACACGCCAAACTTTTCCCTGTAAACGTGTGCAGCCCTCCCATTACTCCACCCATGATGGTTGATAAAGTAATTCAACTGCGACCACCATGCCTGTTTATCCGCACGAGCTCCGAGGGTAGTCAGCTCCTCCATCTCTCCAGGAACTGCTTCAATTTTGTTTTTGCGCTCCCTTACATGACCACAGTTGGAGCAAACGTCCATGTACCCAGGAAAATATGCCTCACACTTTGGACAAGTGGCTTCTTTCTTTTCCTTCTCACTTGGCTCAGGTCTGGTCTTTTCTGCCCCATCATCTAGCTCGTCTACCCCTTCTGAATAAACCCTCTCCCATTCTTCCCTGAATCGCAGATAGTTACCCGAATGATCTAGCCACAAAGCAAAATCCTTCCCCTCGCAGCCACGCATTACCCTACCCATCTGCTGAATATGGCTTGATAAAGACTTCGAAAACGGACGAGCTGACACACCAATCCGTACGTCTGGAACATCGAAACCCTTGGTCAATATGTCTGTTGCGATCAGCCCATGTATCTCTGTATCAGGACGAGCAAAGTCTTCGATTACATCCTTTTTAAACTTATCGTCATCTCTGTAGGAGACTGATATAAAGTTAAAACCTTGCTCTGCAAAGCTACGAGCTAAGTCTGTACCATGCTCCACCCCTGAGCAGAACACAATCGTTTTAACTGGCTTGCCAAAGACTTCATGGGTTTTCTTGATCCACTCCCGAACAATGTCACCAGTAATGACTTTGCCCCTCTTTGTTGCCTCCTTTTGTGACCACTCGCCAGCAACTTTCTTAGCCCCTGTCATATCTATTTCTTTAGCAATGAACACTTTAAGAGGAACCAGAACACCCTGATCCACCAAATCTTTGGTGGTCACAGTACAGACTATGTTGTCATAGATATTTCCCAATCCCTTGGTAAATGGCGTAGCAGTCAAACCAATTACCCTGATCTCAGGATTCTGCTTGATGAACTCGACTGTCTGCTCCCTAGTCTGATGGCATTCGTCAACGATCAATAGCTTTAACTCAGGAAACTCATTGCGTTTCTCTAAGGTTTGAGCAGAGCAGACTTGAATCAGCTCATATGGACGATAACGCCAATGCCCTGACTGTAGTACCCCATGCTCTATGGAATACTTCTCTAGTCTTTGGGAGGTTTGATCGCATAGAACGATGCGATCTAAGATCATTGCTGCACGATTACTCTTCTGCTTTGTTGCTTCAAGTAATGCAATGGCCATCTCTGTTTTGCCAGCCCCTGTTGGGGCATACAGTATTTGCGACTTGTTGCCTGATGCAAAGCCTTTACGCAAAGCATCAAGCGTGTTGACCTGATAAGGTCTTAACTCTAAACCCATTATGATTCTCCACTACCAACACTTATGCTCGTTGGCTTGAGCGTTCTTCTATTCTACTTCCTATCCATGACATGACGTTTACAGCCATGCTATTGCCCAATGCTTTGTATCTCAAACCATCAGGAGATTCAGACTTACCACGCCAAGGGATGTTGGTGTGATTGTCTGGAAAACCTTGCAACCTTTCGCATTCGACTGGAGTCAGCCTTCTAACCGCATTGGTTAAAACTGTACCAATTGATTCACTCGCTCCACCTACTGGGCTTTTGATGGTTTGATTCACATCACTAACCGAATAGTTATAGGTATCAAATGCTTTAGCTACAAAGGTTTGTGCATGATGGCTTTGAACTGATGGCCACAAAGCGCCTATCGCATTAGCCACTTCCAATTCAGTAGCACTAAAGGTGTTAGCTTTAGCATCTTCCCTGATTGAATATGCAACTAAGTCAGTAAACTCTTTGTGATCCCTTGCCGTCACCGTACTAGCCAATGGCGTATCCCCATATGAATCACTTCTCTGTCTGTTAAAGAAGTTAACCAATGGAACATTACCACCGCCAGTCCCCCATCTAGCAGACACCGTGCTGCATACATCACCCATCTCTTTGACCCTAGAATCATTGGGATGGTTTTCATAAACAGTTGGAATCAGCTTGCTTGATGTTCTGTTAAATCCGTCTGTTCCTGAATCTTTGTAGTCTCGGGCTTGGAGTGGGCCACTAACGTCAATGCTTCCAAGAGCACTTTGGGTAGCTCCTTGCCTCTTTTCTCTGCTCGGCGGAGGATCCCCCGACATGCAAGAGGGCTCAAAAAGAACTTCTGCGCTATCCCTCCAACCTCCAAGACTTCCGACAACGAACACACGGCGGCGTCTTTGGGCCACTCCGAAGTATTGAGCGTCAAGCACTCTGTAGCTGAACCCATACCCGAGTTCCGCCACCGCCCCGAGGAAGGAACCAAAATCCCTTCCTCCATTTGAACTGAGGACGCCAGGTACGTTTTCCCAAATAAACCACTTGGGCTTAAAGCGGTCAAGTATTCCACAATAGACAAGGGCGAGATTCCCTCTAGGGTCTTCAAGGCCTTTTCTGAGTCCCGCAACTGAGAAGGATTGACAGGGAGTTCCTCCCACAAGAAGGTCAATTGTTCCAATGTCCCACTCCTTATATTTGTTCATATCCCCTAGATTTGGGACGTTTGGATAGTGATGCTTGAGCACCGCACTTGGGAATGGCTCGATCTCTGAGAATGCGACTGGCTCCCACCCCAGTCCATGCCAAGCAGATGTGGCAGCTTCTATGCCACTACACACAGATAAATATCTCACAGAACTCTCTTTTGCATGATAGCCACTTGGCGTTTCAACTGAGCATTCTCTCTCTGATACTTATCCATGCTGGTCTTCAGGGCTCGGTTATCAATCTGCAATAGCTCGATCTCCTCCCTCAAAGCCTTGATGGTTTCTTCTGCTGCGCTCTTGTCTGAGTCAGAACCACCCATCATGGACACGGCTAACTTATCACTAAGCTCTTCATTCTTCTTAGTCAGATACTCAATTACTTCAGCATTCTGATCTCTCTCAGGTACACCAATGTCCACCTCTTCTGGCTCGACAACCTTGCCCTTCTTACGCATAAACTCCTTGCCGTTGCGCTTAACAACAACTTTATCAGGCTTGTTTGTTCTGTATTTGCCTACAAAGGTATGCGATACGCCCATCCACTTGGCTATTTCTGAATCAGTCCACATGGATATCTCTGGGTCTTGGAGAGCATCAGAAAGAATTTTTCTCTTGTCTTCAGTAGTCCAAGGCAAACCATGCTTATTGGCTTCCCAACATGCCCACTTGTAATCCCTGAGCGTGCCTGTCTTGACTTCAGCTTCTATGCGAAACTTCTTACTGTTAACGTGAGCAAAGTACCTGTGCCATCCGTCAGCCAGTAGCAGATCACCCTCTATCCGATACAAAACTATAGGCTCAAAGATTTCTCCATGAGACATTTTGACCGCATACTCTTCGATCTTCTCGTCATTGATCTCTATCCTTGCTTGATAGCTCTTCTTTAAATTGATATCGCTGATTGAAATTAACATTTACTTCCCCTGATTCATTGTCCAACCCAAGAGGAAATAGCTCCACTTGGTATTAATATTTACGTTTGAGTATTTATGGCCCGTCCAAAGTTCAGAGATATCCCTTCCCTTTGTTGCCATGTAATTCTCAAATGCCGTTCTCGCTTGCTTCATCTGTATGCTCCTCGCACTTATGTTTCTCCGCTACTAAAATTGAACTGAAATAAATCCCACACTCCTTGCAACGATAAATAACACCAACAATCACTTTTGTTCTTTGATTACGAATGCCTTCATCGTCACGCTGACTGTAGGTTTTAATCGCTTCGATCATTTCTTGCTTTCATCATTTCATCTGCCAATGTATATGCGTCTAATGCAATAACACTTGCTGGCGCATCTTCATAATCAGGTCTTCCATTCATTGTTTGCATGGCAAGACCAGCGAACCAATCCCTCAAATCCATGCCGTGCTCTTGTGTGTTGTGTGGGTCTGCAAATGCTTTCATGGTTACTCCTCTGTTGGCCATACGCTATAAACTGCTGGCTTGCCTTTTAAGCTCAGCTTTCCCTTGGTCGTGGATACAAATTCACTAGGGCTTACTTGTGGTAAATCATTGATCCACAATGGAGTCACCGTGCAGCCTTGCTGAATAGATCTGTCTACCCTGATTGTCTCGGTGTTATCACAAATGAACGACTGTCCATCCTTTTCGATCAAAAGCCACTTCGTTTCTCTCATGTTTTTTCCTTTTCAATAATTGCTCTAGCTCGTTTGTTAATAATTGTCTTGGTCACATAGTCTGTCGCTAACTCTATGTCCTTTACTGTTGAGGCTTCTAACTGAGAATCATGCAACTGCATCACAAAGTTGATAGCCTTAAGCTCTGGGCCTTTGACTATAAACCTGTAATTCATATCCACCCCACGCTTGGCGCAGTCGAACAGTGCGTCCTGTGCTTCATTGATTTCCTTTGCATACTCAGCACCAATGTCTGCCTTGGCTAAAGCTTCTGTGATGTTGAATGCGTTAATCAATGTATCAATGTCATCTTT